GCTATCTCAATATCTTTTTGCCTGTCCTTTTCACTCTCCATATTTTCTTGCTCTTTCAACTGTTGTTGCATTTCCATCTGTTGTTGTTGAGCTTGTTGTTGAGCTTCTTGCTGTGCTTTCTCTAATTGAGCGGTAACTTTATCAGCTTTTTTAAGATTATCTTTAATTTGTGTAAAACTATCTGAGTCTAACATTTCAGCAATGTCTCCAGGTTTAGCCCCGTTCTGCATCATAGCTTGTGTAAGACCTTTAATGTTTTGTAATTTTTCAGCATCTTTACCTGCATCAGAAACAAATATTCCGTAATTAGTTTCCATGTGCTCCATGCTATTTATATCTAAAAAGTCTGTTGTTCCATCAGGCATAACATATGCACCCTTTTTACCAGTTAACCATGCTTCTTTAGAATAGTCTAATAATGCTTGAAAATCTCTTTGTTCCATTCTTTCAAATTTTCTAAATAAATCCTCAGTAATATGTGAAGATTGTAAAATAGCTTGTTGAGAAGAAGCCTTACCTTCATAAGCACCAATCTCTCCCTGTCTTTGCCTACTTACTCCAGATATTTTTTCCCATTCTACTAAGATACTTTCTAATAATCCAATATATTGCTGAATAGTTTTAATAGACATATCCATTACAGACTGATGTTGTGGATTTAATTGTACTCCTTCTTTGTTATAATCTACCCAAGCAATACCTGTGCCTTCAACATAGTACATAAATTTATCCATGTCCCATTTTTTAGGGATCATATTAATATCAAATGACCCAATAATATCTTTAGATTTTGCTATAGAAAGCTCTAGTCTATATTTATATATATTATAGTTCAATTGATATGGTATACCTAATTTAACTAAAGAAATGTTTGTAGCATTTGTGTCAGAGTATCTTCTCCCATTAATTGGAAGTTTACACTTAGAAGGATTATCAATAGACAATCTTTGATTTGAAATAGGATTTATATTAATATACATTCTACCATCAATTCTTGTTCCCTCCCATACTTCGTTAACCCATCTCCATTCAAGTACAGCGCCCTGTTCTTTTAGTTCTGCAGGTAATCTAAATCCATCCGCTACTTCTTTTTCTTCTATTTCTTGTGTTTCAGGATCCATATAAGTTAAAAATCCTATTCTTTTTCTAGACTTCCAATAAACATTTACAACTTCAAGTAGTCTATTTCTATGCGCGTTAGCATCTCTATTAGAAGATTGTGAATATAAAAAAGATACATCTGTTTCCATATGTCGAGGCTCTTCAAGCTCTAATATTTGAGTTTCTGATAAATCGTCATAGTACATATCAATTACAGTAGAGGCGTGGGCATACTTTCTAGTTAAAGCCCAATCTCCATCTTCTACAAATTCTAAATCTGGATCTAAATCATAATCTACATCTACTGGGTTAAGCACTTCGTAAAAAGGTTCTCCATTTCTGACTCCTCTGTGAGTATAACATTCCCCACTAACTAGATAGTGAAACCAAGATTTTTGTATTTTATCATATACTTCCTGCTCTTGAAATATAAAATTTAAAGATTTTTGACCTAAAATAGCTCGCTGATCAACATAACTAGACTCAAACATTTCTGCTATGTGTTCAGGCATAGGGTTTTCTTGAGCTTGCTGTTCTGGGCTCATCCCCATATCCTGGCCTTGACCTTGAACAGCTTGCATAAAATGCAATTGTAAATTTTTAAAGATTGCTTCACTTTTAGCTTGCTCTTTAATCGAAGTAGTATCAGAATTTTGTACTGTAACGGTATAATTAAGAGGCCTCTTAGATTTTTCTCCTAAAAGAAGATCCACTATGGGTTTAATAATTGGATAATTACGCATCTGGGAAGGGAAGTTCTTACGAGATTTTCCGTAAGGCTTCAATACGTAATTATAATCAGCATCGTCAATTATACCGTTATAGTAATCATATAAAATTTTTAATTCATCTCTCCTTTGAGAGTATCCTGAACCTGCATCAGAAAGATCTATAAATGCTTCAACACACTCTTCTCCCCACTTCTTAGTTTTTTTGCTAATAGGCAGTTTTTGCCTAGGTATTTTATCGTATCCCATAATTTACAAATTTAATTAAATATACTCTTGTTTTTACTACTTAGGTAAATAATACCTTCGTATTTATAAATATACCACTATAGGTAATCACAAATGTCGTATAAACTGTATTTTAAAGTTAATTCTGTCCCTTCTTTTATTTTATGCAGTGTTTTTAGTCTTTTGTATTCAGTATCTTCATCTTCAACTAGCTCACAATTAGGTTTTTCTGAATGATTAATAAATCCCCCTAAAGGAGTCCTAATCCAATCATGTTGAAAGTTAGGATCATAAACATGACTTATGCCCATAACTACCTCTCCCGGAATATCTTCTTTGGCTAGAATCCCTGCTCCATGAATGTCTGACGGACCTATCGCTAAGTATTCTGGCAGAGGGTTATAAGGTTCTTTATTTTTATTTTTTTCCATTTAATAGTAATTTTGATCAAACCACTTATCTGCGGCCCTATCTTCTAGTATATCTTTTACTTCTGCATTATATAATTCTCTTGTGTGATACATTCCAATCATAAACGCCATTACTCTGTCAAAGTTACCTGCATGATTAAACTTAATTAGTTCAGTTAAAAACGCAGGATCATATATTTTATGCAAATTTAGTAATTGTTTTCCATTCTCGTCTGTATTTCTTACAGTATTTAACCAATCTCTTATATATATTTCTCCTTGACGCTTTCTAGCATCTGTCATGTGCATACCATATTGACGTCTTACAGTCTTACTTCTAAGTTCTCTCTTGTCTAGCATTTCAAACTCTTCTTGTAATTTATGTAACTTTCTAAATCTTTTTGCGTATGCGATAACTTCTCCCCTATCATTCTCAAATCCTATTTTACAACCATAGTAATCTGCTAACATAAATAAATTTCTATTATAATCATCTTGAGTTTTAGGACGACCAATATAAGAAGCCACAATCATATCATCTGGTTGAGATAGATTATTAACTCGCTTTAATACATAAGCTGCTCCTAATGATGTAGAGTCTGCTGATTGATTTTGTCCGTAAGGGTCATGGCAAATTACATATAAATTTTGTGGAATCTGTTGCTTTTCATTTTTATATGGAGCTTCGTAGATGACTACTGCACCAGTTTTATCATCATCTTTCCTGTGGGGATATTTTATAATTTGTTTTAGGTCTCCATCTATTGTAAACTTAATTTCACCTTTAGTATTGTGATAAAATTTACCTACTGTCCCAATAGACTGCAACCCCCTAGCTTTTACTATGTTATACTGTTCTTGTAAAGATGCTACATCGAATAAATTAGCAGTTACTTGTAGTGTAGCTTCTTGAGGAGAGAAAGGATGCTCTGCTATATATTGATCTAACGATTTTGTATCAGCTGCTCCTTTTTTCTTTTCCCTCATTCCTTTTTCATATTCTACAGCTTCATCTTTAGTAGAATTACCATTATCGTCTATAAAACCGTCTAAATTAGTTTGTATTGGGATAAAATACCCGCATCTAGTACCAAAAGCTCCTTCATCCCATATATTTTCATATTCCATACAATCATAAGCTGCTGGGTTATAAAATATCTCTTCCATAGCTTCAAAGTCAGAACCCTCTGTACCACCAGTACCAAATGCTACCATCATTCCTAGTGTTTTGGCTCCCTGCCTCATTGTTGGCATTGTTACCTCCCAAGCCTTAAGGAGTCCAGGGAAAGAGCCAGCCTCCTCAAAGAAAACTAACTCTCCCGCCTTTCCCCTCACTTTATCTGGATTATCTTTTAAAGATACCCCCATAATTTGGGACTTCATACCCATTTCAATTTCTAATCCGTTTACTTTCTTTTTGTATCCAGACATTTTATGCATTTCCCTATCTTTTAATCTAGGTTGAGACCATGCTGTATGATCATCTATAAAAGATAAGAATTCCCATGCTTTAGATAAAAGACCATCTCCAATTAAGAATTCTTTTGATGATGCAAATACAAAGTTTTTAGAGTTCTTTACAAAAAAGTAATTACGTGCAAGCATAGATCCTGCTTTATAAGAGTACCCCTTCCTCCTTGCTTTAAGGACAATCATATGTTTATTTTCTGACCTTGCTTTGTCTATTTCATGAAAATATTCAAAATCTCCATCATAAAATCTAGGGAAACTACGCTCACGTCTAGATTGAATTGTACCATCTGGTAATTCTTCATCTATAGCTCTATCAATAGGACAATAGTTTAAATAAAAATAATGGAATCCAGTTATATGTAATTCTTCTGCAGTGTACCCATACATACATCGTTTTTTCTCTTCATCCCAAAAATCGTAATATTCTTTAGTTCCTGGGAGAGAGTTTGTGTAAGTTCCGTGCTCTAGAAAAGAAACAGCTGAAGGTCTTATTCTATTTATATCTCTAAACCCAGACATTTTTCTTTAATCTTAACTAATTCAGCACATTTTTCATATTCTTCTGTTGAAGTAAAATATTCTACAACTATATCTATTATATCTTCGGTTCTACCATCTTCTTCTAGTGGATTAAATGGTAATGGAAAATCATCTATCTCGTCTTTTTCTAAATTATAATAAATATCATCTAAAGTCTTACGTTTAGTTATAAGATCATAAGCATTATTCATTGCACGTTCATACATCTCTAAATCTTCTAAAAATTCCATTATATACTGTATTTATTTACTTCTATTCCACCTCTATTTGTATTGGCA